TTAAGAGGTTTTGGGCTGCGATTGTTCCGTTGTTGCTTTTTTGTCGATATCGACAGATATTTTATGCGCAGCGTACAAACACAACAGAATAATAACAAGATGTCCTAACTTTATTCCACGCTGACTATTCATAATAGAAAAGAGCACAGCGTTGTTGCGTTTTAATATGAAATAACACCATATATTGGCAAATAAGAAAATGAATAATACCGTTAATACAAATGCGATTTGCGCAAGGCTTTTATAGGTCACTTGAGGTTCTCTGTAAAAGAGAATCGCCAGTGCAATTAATGATGTTGTCAGTAATGCGGTAGAAATCCCGGCGGACCACAGCAGCAGGTCGCTGGTCACTTTGCGCAGGGCTGCGCCAAACCTGCCTCGCAGGGTGTCCATTCCCCATGTGTCGGGTTTCATTGCTTCCATATCTTTCATGAAAAATGAGATCGGGATAATAATACATAACACCATCCAGCCGTAATTAATTTGCGGCATACTTTTATCCAGAAAACTAAGCAGATAATTTGCAATATCAAAATTCGCTGTTTTTCCTGCGATATAAAACGAGATAATGGAGATAATGCACCACATACCGATTTTATAAAAAACATCGCGGTATAATGATTTTTTAACCAACTTTCAAGTATGTTTTCTTCCGCTTTCATCGTCGTCCCGTTATATCAAGTTATGCTGTTTTCGGCATCGATATTACCAAATCTTTGTTGCTTCGCCAGCGGCAGAGGGAAGGCGAAACACAGGCTTCTTATCGGTTCAAATCGAGGAAGGATAATGGGAAAAAGGCAACAAAAAACCCATTTATGTAAATGGGTTTTCAAAAAGAACCACTTGTATAAAAATCAATGAATTAGGTTTGTGGTAAGGAGGGGCAACTACGGGGTAATACCAACCTCTGCCGCCACTTTGTCGCCACTATCAGAATATGATGCTTGGGACGTATTTGACTGGTTCGGAGGCTGAGGCGTACCTAACTCAACTGAATCGGCAGGCATAATGCAGATGGTGTTATTTTCTTTATTATATGCAAAAACTTTGTCGCTATAGGTGGCAATAAAGGCAAGGCTCTTATTCCCGCAATGAGAGTCTTTAGTAAAAACAATAACGTCAGGATAGTTTTTGATCATTAAGGATTGGTTTATGCCATAACTAAAGGACAAAAAAGGAATCAGCATAATAATTTTTAATGAGTGGTTTTTTAACTTGCTCTTAATGTTAATAAAATCATCAAGTCCGCGTATATAATAAAAGGCTAAATAAGTGATCAGTAAAATGCAAGAACTAGCAAAGCTAGGGAGTTTTTTGGCATAAAAATAAAGAAAGCTAATGCATATAAAAATTAGTGTAAGTATGAGGATGTTTTTGGCTTTACTACCCCTTGGTGATGAAATACTGTCTGGAGAAACAGTTGTTTCTTCACTATGCATTTTTATAAGCTTGGGAATGTCAATAAACACAAGGATAGATATAATAAGTATGGGGTATAAACTAGCTTTAATTACATCGGAAAAGCTTAGGAAATTTATTAAGGTACTGGCGGGCAAATCAAATGCTATCCATAATCCAAATATATAGATTATGCCGCTAACTAAGGATAAGCCAGTAGCTATTGTTGTTAAGGGAATATTTAGTTTCATTATCTCTGAATCGAAAATTTTTTGTACATATTACAGAGCGAAATGGTTGTAATCAATTCTCATATAGACATTGTAGCAATTGGATTGAACTTAAGTGCTGTTTCCAGGTGATCGGGCGCCAGATGTGCATAGCGCATGGTCATTTTTATGTCGTGGTGCCCCAGTATTTTTTGTAGAGCAAGGATGTTACCGCCCGACATCATAAAGTGTGCTGCGAACGTATGGCGCAGCACGTGGGTAAGTTGTCCGCGGGGAAGCACAATCGATGTTTTCTCCATCACTGCCAAAAACTGAAAGTAGCAATCGGTGAAGAACTTGAAGCCGTCCAGCGCAATGATTTCTTCATACAGCTCCTTGCTGATCGGAATGCTGCGGTTCTTTTTGCCCTTGGTCCTGACAAAGGTGATGCGGTATTTAGTGACCTGCGAACGGGTGAGGTTCACCGCTTCGCGCCAGCGTGCGCCGGTACTGAGGCAAATTTTGACAACCAAAGCGAGAAGGGCGCTTTGGCGTTTGCAGTCGTAGAGAAGCTCAGAGATTTGCTCATGCGTCAGCCAGGCCATCTCTTTTTCTGCGATGGTGAACTTACGCATATTCTCCAGCGGGTTCGGCGCGATCCATTCCCCGAGGCGTGCAAGCTCACTGAAAACACCGCTTAGATAGCTCTGCTCAAGGTTGATGGTTACCGGGCTGGCTCCTTTCTTCCATTTCTCGCTAAAGTAGATTTCGCCGGTGAGACGTTTATCGCGGTAGTGCGCGAACATTTTGGAACTGAGATCGGTAGCGAGAGGATTTCCGAGAGCATCAACCATCAGGAGCAGCTTGTCATAAACGTGCTCGCCAGCCGTCAGGGATTTACCGTGCAGTTTGAACCAGAGTTCAACGACGTCTTTGAGTGTCCGGCGATCTACCGATTCGCCAAGCCAAGGTTTAGTCTCCGCCTCATCCATCGTGTGGCGTTCAAAGGCTAATGCCTCGCCTTTGGTGGCGAACTGCTTACGCACACGACGCCCGCTGCGCCCGGCGGGGTAACATTCACAAATCCATTTCCCGGTATCCAGTTTCCGTACTGTCATAAAAAAGCCCTCATATCTGAGGGCTAAATTTAACTGTATGTTTGGACAGTTATCAATGTTTAATTATGATGAAACATACACGATCAATTATCCTCGTCTGATTCCTCTTTTATAGTTTCTATTTGATGGATTTTATCAATAATCATTTCACGTATATCAAGGCTTTGACCGATTAAGTTATGTAATTCAAAATTGTCATATTTGTTAATGTTTTCTTCGTCGAATACTACGCTAATTAGGTCTTTTACATCCTGCGCGGTATATTTTTCGTCAGGAATAACATTGGTGAATACGCTATCTATTATTTTGTCAATGGGGGTTTTTTTATCGAAATTTGAGTCTATCACAATTGAATATAATTCTCGTATTTGTTCATACATTTTAAATACGGCGTCATAAAAAATTTCAATGTCACTTTTAGTTCTTTTTAAGAAATTATCCTCATATTGATCCGCAAGTTCAGTGCGATCACCTTCATCGATACTTATAGCCTCTGTTTTATCTATAGCCTTTTGCAGAATAGGGATTAATTTATCTGTAAGGTTTATGGTTTCTTGATAATCTGATTTTGAAAAATCTCTATTGTGCGCGATCTTGCAGCGTAATGCATATAATTTTTCCCAGTTATTTATAATTGTTTTAGGGTCGACTTTTATATGTGGTGAGAAATATTTTTCCCAGTTAGACTGGGGGACTATTTTTTTAATTTCCGAAAATAAGTTAGCATCTAAATCCTGAAAGTTTAATCCAGATAATTTTTTTATTAATTCAGTTACTTCTATTTCACGATATGCTTTAAAAAGAAAATTCGTCAACTGAATAAAATCTATTTGATACATCATGTTGTGTTCTTCAAATGATTTTGAAGATCTTATGCTTAAAAACTCTTCTGGGATTGATGTTTTTGTCCATGATAATCCGACATTAATAAACATGAATTTTGTTATCAGTTTACGCATCAAGTTTTCAATTTCATATATCAAAGGATACGCAAGAATACAATAGTGTTTACTAATGTCATCCCATATAAGTTGGATTTTTCCAATCTGACATTCACTGGTAACCTTACGGAATACTCTAATTAATTGAGAAAATGATAATAAATTCTCATCGGAAATTTCTTTTAGTGATAGCTTAATAAATAAAGCTTCTTTTTTTTTGTCGTGCTCAGAAATATTTAGTTTGAAATGAGCTTTTTTGAAAACTAAGTTATCATTTTTTATCGATAATTCTTCTGTGGCTTCTAATATTTTAATAAAAGCCGAAGGGGTTTTACCAATTGCTGAGTTTTTATTTATTATAAATAACATCTCAACATTGCAGCGCTCTATCGTAAGCTTATCGGCCATTTTTATTTCCTATTTCTTATAATATAGTTTTTACTACTAATCCAATAAGGGATAGTTCATCTATGTTACATTCAAAACAAGAATCATTGCCCTCAACCTTTAACTTATTCCCTGGTATTCTGGTAATATTTCGAATGCTTTGTTGGTCGTCAATTGATATTAACCATTTGCCATCTGAAATAGTCTCAGGAATTGTTTCGCAAATGTATCCGATGCTATTGTCAATAATAAATATTAGTTCTCGATAGTTAAAGTTTAACAAGGAACGGTCAAATAAAATTATTCCTGCATTTTCTAATTTGTTTCCAGTTAATATTTTTTTATTTAACGAAATAGGTGCTGTCGCGCTTGTACGATCTCCAACGCCAAAGGATAGCCATTGCAACGAATATCCTGTCTCTATGGCGCATTGAATAATCCAATCCGCAGGAAAAATGTCACGCATGTAGCGCGTCGCCATAGTGCTTTTTGAGACACCTAAGTGATCGCATAGAGCCTGGCGGGTAGTAAACCCATATGCCTCGACTAAACGCTCAATGACTTTCTTGCCGCCGCTATTGAAATCCATAAGTCCTCTAAATCAAACCAAAATGCATTGACAGATTCCAAAAGCGATCTTAAAGTTGAACCTGAAGTGTTCTTTTGGAGCCTTCACTACTCATCATGAACGACACCGGCTCGCCACAAGCCGAACTGAATAAGGAATGTTGCACTATGGCCCCTAACATTTCAATCACTCTGAATACTCCACACGTCACTATTGAACGCTATAGCGAACTGACTGGTCTCTCCGTCGATACCATTAACGATATGCTGGCAGATGGTCGCCTGCCTCGCCATCGCTTACGCAAAGATAAAAAGCGTGAAAAGGTAATGATTAACATTGCCGCTTTGACTGTTGATGCATTGTCCGCTTGAAAATCGGATGGGTATTTTCATGGTTTCACCAGTTCGATTTTGCGATGGGTTTGCATATGAAAACTATGTTTGATTTTAAGGTTTCCCAACAAGAACTTTTCAATGACGCCTGCCGGGCTTTCGCTCTAAGCCATAACATGGCGAAGCTGGCAAAGCGTGCCGGTATGAACGTCCAGATGTTGCGTAACAAGCTTAATCCCCTGCAGCCTCACCAGCTCACGGCAGCAGATATCTGGTTGCTGACCGATCTCACGGAGGACTCAACGCTGGTCGATGGTTTTCTGGCGCAGATCCATTGCCTGCCGTGTGTTCCGGTGAATGAGGTGGCAAAAGAGAAATTGCCGCATTACGTCATGAGCGCGACCGCTGAAATCGGGCGTGTCGCCGCTGGCGCGGTATCCGGTGAGGTGAAAACCACGGCAGGGCGCCGCGATGTGATCAGTAGCGTTAACGCTGTTACGCGCCTGATGGCACTCACTGCCGTGTCATTGCAGGCGCGTTTGCATGTTAACCCTGCAATGGCAAGCGCGGTAGATACCGTAATCCGCCGCATTCCTGACGCTGATTAACATCACGCCGGTTGCGGAGCAGTCCGGTCAGTTGCTGGGGCTGGGCGTGGGCAGCACCATTGCCGGAACCACCGATACCACCACCAAAGAGCGTGAACCGACTGATCCGACGTTGATGGAGGACGCGGAATATAAATGCGAGCAGACCAACTTTGATACGGTGCTGACCTACGCCAAGCTGGATCTGTGGGCCAAGTTCCAGGACTTTCAGGTGCGTATCCGCGACGCCATCGTTAAGCGTCAGGCGCTGGACCGCATCATGATCGGCTTCAACGGCGAGAAGCGCGCCAAAACCTCCAGCCGTGCTGACAACCCGCTGCTGCAGGACGTGAACAAGGGCTGGCTGCAGAAAATCCGCGAAGACGCGCCCGATCACGTGATGGGCAGCGCGACCAAAGACGGCGTAACCACTAAAGGCGCGGTGAAAGTAGGCAAGGGCGGTGACTACGCCAACCTGGACGCCGTGGTGATGGATGCGGTCAACGAGCTGATCGACGCCGTTTATCAGGATGATGATGATCTGGTTGTTATCTGCGGGCGCGAGCTGCTGTCCGACAAATATTTCCCGCTGGTCAACAAAGAGCAGGAAAACAGCGAGAAGCTGGCAGCCGATCTGATCATCAGCCAGAAGCGTATGGGCGGCCTGCAGGCCGTGCGTGCACCTTACTTTCCGGCGAATGCCCTGCTGATCACCCGCCTGGATAACCTCTCCATCTACTGGCAGGAAGACACCCGCCGCCGCTCTGTTATCGACAACCCGAAACGGGACCGGATTGAAAACTTCGAATCGGTTAACGAGGCGTATGTGATGGAGGATTACCGCTGCGCGGCGCTGGTTGAAAACATCGAAATCGGTGATTTCAGCGCGTCTGTGGCCTCGTCAGAAACCCCTGAAACAGAAACCGGGGAGTAACGCATGAGCCTGAGTCCGGCACGGCAGCACCGCCTGCGTATTCAGGCCGAGCAGGCCGCCCGTGAGGGCGGCAGCGTTCGCCACGCAATGGGCTATGACCTGATGCTGCTGCAACTGGCAGAGGACCGCCGCCGCCTCAAGGGCATCCAGTCCACGGTGAAAAAGGCGGAAATCAAGGTGGAACTACTACCGAAGTATGCCGCCTGGGCTGATGGCGTGCTGGCTGCCGACGGCGCGCAGCAGGACGATGTGCTGATGTACGTGATGCTGTGGCGTATCGATGCCGGCGATTATGCCGGCGCGCTTGAAATCGGGCACCATGCGCTGCGCCACGGCTGGGTGATGCCACTGGGCAACCGTAATGTGCAAACCGTTCTGGCAGAAGAAATGGCAGACGCCGCGCAAAGCGCGCTGCTTGCCGCTACCGCTTTTGATGCCGGTTTGCTTCTGCAGACGGTGGATCTGACAACGGATTTCGATATGCCAGACCAGTCGCGGGCGCGCCTGCATAAAGCCATCGGACTGGTACTGAGTGAAAGCAACCCGGCATCGGCTCTGAATCACATCACCCATGCGCTGCAGCTTGATCCTCGCTGCGGTGTGAAAAAAGAAAAACAGCAACTGGAGCGCAGACTGCGCAACGACCGCTAAAGAACGTGCCCCGCGCACGGGCGGCACGGGGTGGCGAAAGGCATTGCCACATCAAAACCCCGTCCACCGCCCACTTATTCAGGAGAAACCCGCATGAAGTTTGTTGCCCCCGAACAGGCACCGGAACAGGCGGAGGTCATCAAAAATACGCCGTTCTGGCCTGATGTGGATCTGTCGGAGTTTCGCAGTGTGATGCGCACTGACGGCACGGTGACGCAGCCACGTTTAAAGCAAGTGGTGCTGACGGCAATTTCAGAGGTTAACGCTGAGTTGTACGACTTCCGTCACCGCCAGCAGATGCTCGGCTATCGGGCGCTGGCTGAGGTTCCGGCGGAAATCCTCGACGGCAAAAACGAGCGAATCCGGCACTACCACAACGCCGTTTATTGCTGGGCGCGTGCCGTGCTCAATGAGCGCTACCAGGATTATGACGCCACCGCGTCCGGTGTTAAGCGCGGGGACGAGCTGGCAGAGGCCAGCGGTGATCTGTGGCGTGATGCCCGCTGGGCAATCAGCCGGGTGCAGGATGCCGCGCATTGTACGGTGGAGCTTATCTGATGAAAGTGCGTGCGCACCAATATGACACGGTGGATGCGCTCTGCTGGCGGCATTACGGGCGCACGCAGGGCGTTACGGAGCAGGTGCTGCGAGCCAATCCAGGGCTGGCAGAGTATGGCCCACTTTTACCGCACGGGCTGCAGGTGGAACTGCCGGACATTACGGCATCCACCACGGCGCAGACCGTCCAGCTATGGGACTGAATAATGACGCTTGAAAGAATAAGTGCCTTTACCACGTACTGCATCGCCGTGGTGCTCGCGTGGCTGGGCGATCTGTCGCTCAAAGATGCCTCTACGGTAGGCGGTGTCCTGATTGGTGTGCTGATGCTGGCGATCAACTGGTACTACAAACACAAGACATACCTGCTGTTGCGCGCGGGGCAAATCACGCGGGAGGATTATGAATCCTTCAATCGCTAAGCGGTGCCTTGCTGGCGCAGTGATGGTTATCGCCGCCACTTTGCCCGGTTTCCAGCAACTTCACACCTCTGTGGAAGGGTTGAAACTGATTGCCGATTTTGAGGGATGTCGGCTGCAGCCTTATCAGTGCAGCGCGGGCATCTGGACTGACGGAATTGGCAACACGTCCGGCGTGGTGCCCGGTAAAACCATCACCGAGCGGCAGGCGGCGCAGGGGCTGATCGCCAATGTGCTGCGAGTGGAGCGACGACTAGGAAAGTGTGTGGCGCAGCCGATGCCGCAAAAGGTTTATGACGCGGTGGTGTCGTTCACTTTCAACGTCGGCACCGGTAACGCCTGCAGCTCCACGTTAGTTAAATTGCTGAACCAAAAGCGCTGGGCGGATGCGTGCCGCCAGCTACCGCGCTGGGTGTACGTCAACGGTGTGTTTAATCAGGGGCTGGAAAACCGCCGCGCGCGGGAAATGGCCTGGTGTCTGCAGGGTGCCAGCACGTGACGCGTACTCTGGTGATGATAGTGGTGCTGCTGGCGGCGCTGGGCTGGCAGTCGTGGCGGCTCAATAACGCCAGCCACACCATCGAGACGCAGGGCGCGACGCTGGCAAGCCAGGCGCAGGAACTGGCGAAGAAAAACAGTCAGCTGATCGGCTTGTCCATCCTGACCGAAACCAACAGCCGGGAGCAGACGCGGCTTTATGCAGCAGCGGAACAGACCACCGCGCTGCTGCGAAGTCGCCAGCACCGCATCGAGGAGTTGAAACGTGAAAACGAGGATTTGCGCCGCTGGGCTGACACTCCTTTGCCTGCTGACATTATCCGGCTGCGCGAACGTCCGGCCCTCGCCGGAGGTGCAGCTTACCGTGAGTGGCTGTCCAAAAGTGACGCAGTGCCGGCTGGAAAGATCAGCGCCGCGCAGTAACGGCGATCTGAATGCGCTACTGGATGAAACGGAGGCCGCCTGGGCGCGCTGTGCCGACAAAGTAGACACCATTATTGCGTGTCAGGAGCGAAACAGTGAACAAGCCGCAGTCCTTACGCCACGCGCTGAATAAAGCGGTGCCTTATGTACGCGATAACCCGGACAAACTGCATCTTTTCGTGGATAACGGCTCACTGGTAGCAACCGGTGCCAGCTCCATGTCATGGGAATACCGCTACACCCTGAACGTGGTGATCGAAGATTTCAGCGGTGACCAGAACCTGCTGATGGCTCCAGTGCTGCTGTGGCTCCGTGCTAACCAGCCGGACGCCATTAATAACCCGGAGCTGCGCGAAAAGCTATTCACTTTTGAGATCGATATTCTGCGCAATGATATCTGCGATATCAGCCTTAACCTGCAGCTTACCGAGCGCGTGCTGGTCAGTGCCGACGGCGCGATCTCAACGGTTGAGGCGGAGCAGGAACCCGACGAGGCAGAAGAAATGTGGACGGTGAAGCGTGGATAATCTGCATAAGGTAGATGACTGGTTAACGGCACTGCTGGCGAATCTGGAACCGGCAGCACGCAAACGTATGATGCGCGAGCTGGCGCAGGAATTACGTCGGAGCCAGCAAAACAATATCCGCCTGCAGCGCAATCCGGACGGCACCGCCTACGAACCGCGCCGGGTAACAGCCAGAACCAAAAAAGGGCGCATCAAGCGCCAGATGTTCGCCAAACTCCGCACAGCGAAGTACCTAAAAATTGCCGCCAGCGCGGATTCAGCCAGCGTGCAGTTTGCAGGGCAGGTGCAGCGCATTGCGCGGGTACATCATTATGGTTTGCGAGATCGTGTTAGCCATAAAGGAGGAGAGGTGTGTTATGCGGAGCGGAGACTACTTGGGATTAATGGTAAAATACGAGCCTCTATTGACGATATTTTACTTCTTTGGATTAATGGCTAGTTAAAATTGGGTATTTATTATGATTATGCTAGATGTGGATAAAAGGAGTGTTTATTAACACTCCTTTAATATTTGGTTCAGTTAGAATTTGAGTGTTTTTTGAGTTTTAAATATCCATATATATCAAATTTTGCTCCCTTGTCTTTATAATAGTGTTCGGTCTTTATAGGTGAGTTAGGTGTGTTGAAATCAATGTAATCTAATAGCTCTTGAATGACAGGGTTGTTGGGATTATCGGAGAAATGATTGACGAGGTTAGCGCAAATTAATGATTCGAAAAATTCAGATAGTTTTAGTTTGTTCTTTTGATACTTAAAGTTGGCATATTCTTTGAATGATGTGTAATACTCGTTGATGCTTTCAAGTTTTTTCCCAAACATGGTGTTGATAAGCAACATTTCTATTCCTTTACTCTCATAAATATAAGAGTGCTTTTGTATTGTTTTTTCATAGGTATCATCTAGAGTGAATTTGTAAATTCCTGATAATAAAATTAATATTGACATTAGTATTCGTATGTCATCTTTGTTGTTCTCTGTTTTGAGCCGGTTTCCGATTTCATTGACAATGGGTTGCATGTTTGGGATTTCATGTTTTTCAGTCACAATTCCATGTTCGATTCGAGATAATACTGCATTCAATATTGAGATGTAATTTCCTTTAACCAATGCCCTTACGTCATTCATCCAATATAGTTCTGACATGCGGGCAAATCTTACGCCAGGAATTATTTTTAGGATATCTATATTTTCTTTTTTACAAACTGGCATGTCATTAACAAATTTAAGAATAACTTCCCGGGTAACTGCCGATAATCCATTGAAAGTTAGGTGGGGTTTGTCATCTACCTCAACGCAGTAATCAAGGTTGTAAGGTTCTGATATTTCGGTAGGTAGTGGTTTAAGTATATGCACATATTTTGAACGAAGGTTATAAGCATTTTTTGTGGCTATTCTTAGTTCGTTTTCACCGACCAATCTAAACTTCTTGTTTTCTGTCTTGTAAAAATTTTTATTCAAGGAACTCATTACTGCTTTAATAAATTTACGACTTAAAGCAAGATGCTCGTGAGCAATTATTTCTGCTCTTATAGAGTTTGCTATTGGATTATCTAAATTTTCTAAGATTCTGTCTAATCCCTTTCTTTTTTGGGGGGGGACATCATTCCAGGTTATTTCAGTTTCAAGAGTGTCTTGCGCTAAAGATTCGATTGATGCAACAAATAATGTATATGCCGCATCTAAATCGTCAGATATTCTAATTGCCGCAGTAACATAACGACGAATTGCCTGGATGGATTTCTCGTAATGAGTCCTGGGCGAATTTACTAATTTGCTAAAGAATGATTGGAATTCTGATGCTTGTTCCTGTGTGACGGTTATTCTCTCATCAAAGAAACTGCATAAATAATCGCTAGTTGTATGTCCGGCTATTTTTTCACCGCTTAGCAATTGTTTTGTAAATGACTGAGATGTTGTGCATAGACCACGGAAATAAAAGGAAATTACGTGGGCCAGATCATCCATTAAATCCTGCCCGGTTGTCGAAATGAGAACAGCTTTGCTGCCATCAGGGTTTTCAGATGGTTGCCTTTCTTCAACCTCACATATAATGACCATAGGAGATAAATACATTGATGATGGCAATATTTTCCCAATACAAAAATCAATACCTTCTCGCGGTATTTCTAAGTTCGTATATAGAGGGGTTCTGTGTTGAGTTTTATAGAGCTTATCCGTTTGTAAGAAATTCCCATTGCAGAATTGAAGCATATTACGCACCTAACGAGGATTTGGATTGTATTGTTAACCTTACAATACCTCACTAAAGAAAATCCATTGAGTACGATTCAAAATTATTTTATGAACGCACAACTTACCGAAATCATGCGCCTTATCACCAATCTGATCCGCACCGGCACAGTCACCGAAGTGGATCGGAAAAACTGGCTGTGCCGGGTAAAGGTGGGCGAACTCGAAACCAACTGGATTAACTGGCTGACCCTGCGCGCCGGCGGTGCGCGGACATGGTGGTGTCCGTCGCCGGATGAGCAGGTGGTGGTACTGAGCATGGGCGGCAATCTGGAAACCGCTTTTGCGCTGCCCGCGATTTATTCCAATCAATTTGCGCCGCCCTCAGATTCCCCTGACGGCTGCGTGACGCAATACCCGGACGGCGGCTGGTTTGAATATGAACCCGCCACCGGGCGCTGGTTCGTCAAAGGCATTAAATCCATGGTGATCGAGGCGGCAGATAATATCACCCTGAAAACTGGTGAGTTCGTGGTGGAGGCCAACAACACACGCATAAACAGCGCGGTGGTGATCAATGGCGGCGTCACCCAGGGCGGTGGCGCCATGAGTTCCAACGGGATCGTCGTGGATAATCACGCGCACATTAAAGTGAAAGCGGGCGGCGACACCTCGGGAGGCCCGGTATGACGCTCTATATCGGCATGAGCCGTGATGACGGGCGGGCGATGACGGACACGGCGCATCTGCGCCAGTCGGTGCGCGATATTCTGCTGACGCCGCAGGGCAGCCGGCTTGCCCGCCGTGAATACGGTTCCTTGCTCTCCGCGCTGATTGACCAGCCGCAGAACCCGGCGCTGCGCCTGCAGATCATGTCTGCAGTCTATGTGGCGCTGACCCGTTGGGAGCCACGGCTTACGCTGGATTCCATCACTATAAGCAGCAGCTTTGACGGCGACATGCTGGTTGAGCTTACCGGTAAACGTAATAGCGGCGCGCCTGTTTCCTTTTCCGTATCCACAGGAGCAGCCAATGCCGGTCATTGACCTTTCCCAACTCCCCGCGCCGCAGATTGTGGACGTACCGGATTTTGAGACGCTACTGGCTGAACGTAAGGCGACATTCATTGCGCTTTATCCTGCAGAAGAACAAGCCGCCGTTCGGCGCACCCTGGCCCTTGAATCAGAACCCGTCACCAAGCTGCTGCAGGAAAGCACCTACCGCGAAATCCTGCTGCGTCAGCGTATCAACGAGGCGGCGCAGGCGGTCATGGTGGCGTATGCCATCGGCAGCGATCTCGAGCAACTGGCTGGCAACTACAACGTCAAACGCCTGACGGTAACACCGGCTGACAACAACGCCGTGCCGCCGGTTGCAGCGGTGATGGAAAGCGACGAGGCGCTGCGCTTGCGTGTTCCCGCTGCGTTTGAGGGGCTGTCCGTGGCTGGCCCGACGGCGGCCTATGAGTTTCACGCCAAAAGCGCGGACGGGCGCGTGGCGGATGCCAGCGCAACCAGCCCGGCGCCGGCTGAGGTGGTACTTACGGTTCTAAGCCGCGAGGGAGATGGCTCGGCAGAAACTGATCTGCTGGCGTTGGTTGAGCAGGCGCTTAACAGCGAGAACGTGCGCCCGGTTGCAGACCGCCTGACGGTACGCAGTGCCGAAATTATCCCCTACAGTGTGGATGCGACGATCTTTCTTTATCCTGGACCGGAAGCTGAGCCAGTGATGGCGGCGGCAAAATCCAGCCTGCAGAAGTATATCGCCAGCCAGACACGGCTGGGACGTGATATCCGGCGCAGCGCCATTTATGCCGCGCTGCATGTTGAAGGTGTGCAACGTGTGGAGCTGGCGTCACCGCTGAATGACGTGGTGCTGAACAAGACGCAGGCGGCATCCTGCACGGAATGGAGCGTGACCAACGGGGGCACGGATGAATAGCCTGCTACCGCCTGGTTCATCACCGCTTGAGCGCCGACTGGCGCAGAGCTGCAGCGCAATTACGGATTTGCAGGTGCCGCTGCGTGATTTGTGGAACCCGGCAACGTGTCCGGTCAGCTTTCTGCCGTATCTGGCGTGGGCCTTTTCCGTAGACCGCTGGGACGAAAGCTGGACGGAGAGCGTCAAGCGCCGGGTGGTGCAGGATGCTTTCTATATTCATCAGCACAAAGGAACAACCAGCGCTGTGCGGCGCGTGGTCGAGCCGTTCGGCTTCCTGATCCGCATCATTGAGTGGTGGCAGACCGGCGAGATGCCGGGGACGTTTCGCCTGGACATTGGCGTGCAGGACCAGGGCATTACCGAAGAAACCTATCTCGAGCTGGAACGCCTGATCAGCGACGCCAAACCGTGCAGCCGTCATCTTGTCGGCATGTCCATCAACCTGCAGACCAGCGGGCCGTATTTTACGGGCGCAGCCAGCTACAGCGGCGAAGAAATCACCATCTATCCGTATATCAACGAAACCATTATTTCCGGCGGCACTGCTTACGAGGGTGGCGCGGTCCATGTTACTGACACAATGAGAGTGCATCCATGAGCCAAAAATTCTATACCCTGCTGACGGAGATCGGCGTGGCGAAACTGGCAAGCGCCGCCGCGCTCGGCGTGCCGCTGAAAATTACCCGAATGGCAGTGGGGGACGGTGGCGGCGTGCTGCCAACGCCCAGCGCACAACAAACCATGTTGATTGCCGAAAAGCGCCGTGCAGCGCTGAACATGTTGTATATCGATCCACAGAACAGCAGCCAGATTATTGCAGAGCAGGTGATTCCTGAAACCGAAGGCGGTTGGTGGATTCGCGAGGTTGGGCTATTCGATGAAACCGGCGCGCTGATCGCCGTGGGCAACTGCCCGGAGAGCTACAAGCCACAACTGGCAGAGGGCAGTGGGCGCACGCAGACCGTGCGGATGATACTGATTACCAGCAGTACCGATAACATCACCCTGAAAATTGATCCATCCGTGGTACTGGCAACCCGTCAGTATGTGGATGACAAGGTGATTGAACTCAAAGCTTATGCTGACGATAGGCTTAATAAACACATAGAGGCAGTTGATCCTCATCAGCAGTATGCAAAAAAAGACAGTCCGGTATTTAGCGGTGCGCCCACGGCACCAACGCCGGAGGCTGGCGACAAAAGTAAAAAGCTTGCAACGACAGAGTTTGTTGCTTCAACACTGGCGACATTGGCAGGAAGTGTTCCAGAAACACTCGACACTCTTAAAGAACTGGCTGAAGCGCTTGGTAACGACCCTAATTTTGCCACGACCGTACTGACCCAACTCAGCGGAAAAATGGATAAATCGCAGAATGGTGCCGATATACCTGATCCCCAGTTATTTTTGAAAAATATTGGCTTACCTGATGTTGTACCTGGTCGATTTTTGCGTCGTCGGTTCATTACTGCTAGCGGGAACTATAAACCAGGCGGCGATGTAAAAATGATACGCGTCAGAGTTGTCGGTGGAGGAGGTGGTGGTGGCGCCGCAGGGCAAACTAGCAATGGATATACCGCTATTGGCGGGGGCGGTGGAGCCGGTGGGTATTCTGAGCAAACTCTAAAAGTAAATACAGATTTTCAGGTAGTCAACGTAACGATTGGTGCCGGTGGTGTGCCTGGAGGGCAATCTGGTTATTCCGGCTGCGCTGGAGGTTTGACGTCATTTGGCTCAATTTGTTCAGCCACTGGTGGGGATGGAGGGGCTGGAACCAGCGCAACAAACAACTCCTCTTACATCATGTCCGGCGGTGCTGGCGGTTTGGGTTCCGGTGGCGAGATTAATGCATACGGTGCTCCGGGTAGCGCTGCCATTATGCCATCGGTAGCGCAGGGCGAAAGCGAAGCGGAAACCACCTCCAACATTATCGGCGGCGTACGGCTGACGGTAAAAAAACGGGGATGAAAGCGCTGCTTTCGGCGCAGTCGCAGCTTGGCGTCAAGCCGCGCATTCTTGGCGTGCCGGGGCATGACACGCAGGCGGTTGCCACGGAGCTGCTGAGCGTGGCGCAGTGCCTGCGCGGGTTTGCCTACCTCTCTGCCTACGGCTGCAAAACCGTGGAGGAAGCCATTGCCTACCGCGCCAATTTCAGCCAGCGCGAGGGGATGCTGATCTGGCCTGATTTCATCAATTTTGACACGGTGCTGAATGCAGACGCGACGGCTTACGCCTCCGCCCGCGCGCTCGGTCTGCGCGCCAAAATCGACGAGCAGACCGGCTGGCACAAAACCCTGTCTAATGTCGGCGTGAACGGTGTTACCGGCCTTTCCGCCGATGTGTTCTGGGATCTGCAGGACCCGGCAACCGACGCCGGGCTGCTTAACCAGAATGACGTGACCACGCTTATTCGCAAAGACGGCTTCCGCTTCTGGGGTTCCCGCTGCCTCAGTGATGATCCGCTGTTTGCCTTTGAGAACTATACCCGCACGGCGCAGGTGCTGGCTGACACCATCGCAGAAGCGCACATGTGGGCGGTGGATGGCGTGCTTAACCCGTCACTGGCTCGCGACATTATCGAAGGTATCCGCGCCAAGCTGCGCAGCCTGAAATCGCAGGGCTACATCTTCGGCGCAGACTGCTGGCTGGATGAGTCGGTGAACGATAAAGACTCCCTGAAAGCCGGCAAGCTCACTATCGACTACGACTACACGCCGGTGCCGCCGCTTGAAAACCTGATGCTGCGCCAGCGCATCACCGATCAGTACCTGCTGGACTTCTCCAGTCAGGCCAGCGCGTAAGGGGACACCATGGCTTTACCACGCAAGTTAAAACACCTAAACCTGTTCAACGACGGGAACAACTGGCAGGGGATCGTCGAGTCGCTGACGCTGCCGAAATTCACCCGCAAATTTGAAAAGTATCGCGGTGGCGGCATGTCGGGCGCGGTCGATGTGGATATGGGGCTGGATGACGGCGCACTGGACACGGAGTTTTCCATTGGCGGGATGGAGTCGCTGATCTTCAAGCAACTGGGTAAAAGGTGAGCGGCTTTAAGCAGCCTATCGATGATGCAGAGTGGACCATCACTACGCTGACGCACTCCGTCAGCCCGGACAGTGGATTTATCACCAGTCTGGATCTCGAAGTGAAAATAGATGAGTTCGAAATTGAATGATTAGTTCCATAATGAGAACAATAAGGTATCATTATTGCGAACTGGTTAAGAGTGAGGGCTATTAATAATGATGAATTGTCCATTGTGCGGGCAGGCCGCGCATACCCGCAGTAGCTTTCAGGTTTCCAGCGAAACCAAGGAACGATACAACCAGTGCAAGAATATTGAATGCGGGCATACTTTCGTCACGCATGAAACCTATGTTCGCTCTGTATGCCGCCCGCAGAAAATCAGCGCGGCTCCGCCTCATCCAAAAGGAACGCAGGGGCAATTAGCTTACTGATTCTGACCCGCCGCTGGCGGGTTTCAATTTTCCGGGTTCTGCTGCGTAATAAAAGAGTCCTAGAAGAACAGCCATTGTGTATAAGTTAATCAATAATGAAAGCTGCATAGATAATAATTTTCACTCTTCAGGAATTTCTCTACCCTGTTTTACCAAATGCTTTATTGTCGCGTAGTCATAATACCCTGCCGCAACCTGCTTAGCATATTCGATACGCTGTAAGGCAAGAGCCTTTTCATACATCGCACTTCTTACCGAAATCGCTAAAAAATGGTCTAGTTCTGCCAATTCCTCAACTGTTCTATCAACAGTAAGCAGATATTTACGCTCGTGACGCTCAATCGCAGCAACAAGAAATGCTGCGCGATCTGCAATATTATGTAAGGGCTTATCACCCAGAAGGCTGTTACACTGCGGGCAAGATGGCACGGTGTGACGGCGGTCATAGTGTCTCACGCCACCTCTCCATGCAACGGAAACTACATGATCACGAACTATACCGGATTTAGAGTCACCACAATAAATACATCTCGGTCGATCTGAATCATGTTGATTAATATTTAATAATGATGTCGAACTTAATTCCTCATATACATATGGTACTGGTTGTTTTCGTTTCGCTCGACATGCAATTACAGCCTTGATTGCTTCATCTGATAACGGTTCATCTTCAATTTTTTTAATTCTATTTGCCTGAAGTTTATCAGTCCTGAACAGATCATCTTTAACAACTGAGCTAGATTTTGGCGCTGTTTTTTTTGATTTACGAACCGTATCAATGCTTGATTTGTTGAAACTCGAAGAGGCCTCTTTAAGGAATGTGACTTTTTTAATAGAGTTAATTTGGTTCGTATTAGTCGGAGGAATAGGCTCTGCAACATAGGAGTATTTGCTAAAAATCTCATAGAAAAGAATAGAGCAATTGAATTCGTCATCACTATAAAGACTATTAAAGTGCTCCAATGCTTGTTTTCTGCTGCGGAAAAACATCTGCCCCCCTTGTTACAGTTTCATCATAAAAATATTTATTGAATCTATTACTAGTTGAGACTTATATCTATCAGTGAGTTACCATTTGGCCTTTATTAGCAGGAACGGCTACCTAAAAAGAAATCAATGGGTAAATTATCTGCCGCCATTTTGCCGCCATACTCCTCATAGTTGCTACCTAACTTACTGAGTATAAAGGCTAAGAATTTTAGGCAACAAAAAACCCATCAACCTTGAACCTAAGCGGCGGGGTTGATGGGCTCCACAAAATGGGGACATCAAAGAAAAGCAGTGGCACTAGTTATGACTGACGCCCCACAAAAAAGTTCTGCGCATAACTGAAATATTTCTCAGCTTCAGACTTATCCGAGACCAGGCCAGATAATGATGATTAATGTCCCTGCAAGCGTCAGCAGAACGTTGGCGATGGCGTAGGTGCCCGCATAGCCCAGCGCCGGGATATTGCTACGCGCTGTATCGCTGATGATCTCCATTGCCGGAGCGCAGGTGCGCGCACCCATCATCGCGCCGAACAGCAGAGCACGGTTCATTTTCAGCACATACGCACCAAACAGAAAACAAATTAACACCGGTACCAGGCTGACAATAAGCCCGGCGATCAGCATCTGGCCGCCCACCGCGCCAAGACCGTTGCCGATGCCGCTACCGGCGCTTAAGCCCACGCCCGCCATAAATACCATCAGGCCAAACTCTTTCACCATCATTAGCGCGCCCTGCGGGATATAGCCGAACGTCGGGTGGTTGGCACGCAGAAAGCCGAGCATGATCCCGGCGAACAGAAGGCCGGCGGCGTTACCCACGCCGAAGCTGAAAGAGCTGAACTGGAAGGTAATCATACCGATCATCAGGCCGACAATAAAAAACGCGCAGAAGGCGAGCAGGTCGGTGACCTGGCTGTGAATAGAGATAAAGCCGATGCGGTCGGCAATGGTTTTCACGCGGCGCGCGTCACCGCTGACCTGCAAAACATCGCCCTTGTTGAGCACGATATTGTCGTCAATCGGCATCTCAATCTGGCTGCGGATCACGCGGTTGAGGAAGCAGCCGTGATCGGTCAGCTTTAACTGCGCGAGGCGACGACCAACCACGTTATGGTTTTTGACCACCACTTCTTCGGTGACGATACGCATGTCGAGCAGATCGCGGTCGAACACCTCCTTGCCGTTGCGAAAGCTCGGGTCAAGGCGCGCGTGCGCATCCGGGTAACCGACCAGCGAAATTTCGTCGCCCATTTGCAGTACGGCATCACCGTCGGGGCTGGCGAGAATGCCATTGCGGCGAATGCGCTCGATATAACATCCTGTCTGGCGGTAGATCCCCAGCTCGCGCAGGTTTTTACCATCGGCCCATGCCACCAGCTCCGGCCCCACGCGGTAGGCGCGGATCACCGGCAGATACACTTTACGGTGCGCATCCGTGTCCAGACCGCGTTCGCGGGCGATCTGCTGGGCGCTGGTCTGTAAATCCTGGTGCTGCAATTTCGGCAAATAGCGTGCGCCGAAAATCAGGCTCACCAGACCAATCAGATAGGTCAGGGCATAACCGAGGCTCAGGTTATCCAGCGCACTGGAGAGTTGTCCATTTTCCATACCGGAATGACGCAGCGTGTCACCCGCCCCCACCAGAACTGGTGTCGAGGTCATCGAACCGGCCAGCATGCCTGCCGTCAGGCCAATATCCCAGCCGAACAGTTTGCCAAGGCCTAAAGCGATCAACAGCGCGCTGCCCACTAATACCAGCGCCAGCATGAGGTAATTCTTACCGTCGCGAAAAAAAATAGAGAAAAAGTTTGGTCCGGCTTCAACACCAACGCAAAAAATAAACAGCATAAAGCCAAGATTAAGTGCATCCGTGTTAATGCTGAAATGTTGCTGGCCTAATAATAATGAAACCACTAAAACGCCAATGGAATTACCGAGTTGAACAGAACCCAGTCGTAATTTACCGAGACAAAGTCCGAGTGCCAGAACGACAAACAATAACAGTATGTAATTCCCGTTTAACAAATCTGCGACGTTTATATTCACGGAGGCTAACTTCTTGTTTACTTGTAAGCTGTTGAAAGAAATGGTTATTTGAGCTAGTGTTTTGCTCATGCGCTGGCGTACGAAAAAAGCGGTGCAACACCAGACACTCCTCACAAAACAAAAACAGGCCGCTAGTTTAATCGTATTAGATTACAACGGCTAGTGAGAATCGCGTATTTACGTGGGTGCTTTTCTGGCACGGATTGCCGCAACGCTTTATCTGTCCGGACATTCTTTTGAACGAGTTGTTAGTGCGATAGAGAAAAAGTCAGGAGGCGTGTTTGAAGAACAGGCGAAGTCGGGTCGGCGTTATTTGCTGCGCATTACTTTTTATTGCGGTGTGTTTGTTGCTGGTCATAAATATGAACGGCGCGCTACCCGTGTCCGGTAATCCAGAATTAGGCTTACTGCTTTTCACGCTTCCCGGTATTGTCGGTGGGCTGATTGCTCGCCGACGCAAAGCGATCGTGCCGCTTTTCGGCGCCGTGCTGGCGGCTCCATTTTGCTATGTGCTGATTTACTTGCATTTAGCCTCTTCGCAGTCGAACTGGCAGGTTATTGCCTGGTTGTTCAGCGCGATTTTCTGGTGCGGAATGGGCGGGTTATTCTATCTTTTTGTGCGCAAGATTCTGCGCTGCAAGAAATAA